GATCTGTCTGTTATGCGCCTATACGCACACCTGAACACAGTTATCAACACCTTCAAGCCTGAAACGCTCAAGGACAAAGTTTTTAAGTTGGTTGTCGGTGGCGAAGAATACCAACTCGACCAACTCAAGGCGGCTAAGTTTTTGACGCTGGAAGGAGTGAGTACGGGCGAAGCAATTGAGGTGCTTGAGTTCCGACGCATAGCAGAGAAGAACCTGGAAGAAAAAAAGTTTGCCCTTGGTAGTATGGACTTCACTTTGGGGCTGCGAGAACTGGCAATACTTGTACGCAAGAAAGGGGAGGCGTTACCCTGGAACCGTAAAGAGTTGGAATCATTCCTAAACGACAGGATGCAAACTTTCAGAACCGTAACCGCCGCCGAAGTCTTAACCCTTCGTTTTTTTTTGATCAATTCGTACTTGCTTTGGCTGCAAAACCAGATTACCAATTCTTCTGGAACGGTTCGCCCTATCAAGGTTCAGGAACTAAGTCGAAAGAAACCAGGGATCGTGAAGCGGCGGCGCGGGAAGCGTTTGAGCTGATGGGGTGGCGGTTGCTACTTGATGCAGCACTACGGGAACAATGGTACATCGGAGGCATGGAATCACTTTGGAAAAGCGACTTTGAAGATTTTGTTTTTCTTACTTCACTTAAAAATTCACGGGTGTGAAAGTACTAACCAAGGCTGATTTTATAGCCATTTGCCGCAAGATTGTAGCTCAAATGGCATCACGGGAACAAAACAAAAAGGGGGTGCCTCACCGGGTCAACTCCTTTGCTGCTTTTGTAGACGACATGCAACCAAGCGTCATGCACCCGTCATTGGGGGCCACGTATGGCGATTACAAAGCCGGGCGTTTCTTTTCCCGTAACTGGGATGCGTCGGGTAGTGATCCGTCCAAGATGTTCTTTGAATACCCTGGGATTGTGATACAGGAAACAGGAGCCTATACCAACTCCATCAGAAGCGACCGCATTTACTTGGATTTGTTGGTAGTGGCTTTTGATCGCAACACCTGCGAGAATTGCCCACCGGAAGTCCTGGGAACCGAAAGCACCTTTGAAAATACGCTTTACCTTTTGCGCTCGTTCATTCGGCAATTGATGGATCATTCAGTTTTTGCTTATACGCAAGGCGAGTACTGGCAAACGCCTGGGGAATCAGCCTGGAAGATTGCCAATGAGGCCGGGCAATTCACGTATGAATTTGAGCCTGGGGAATGGCTTGAAAACTTCATCATTGCTCCTGAACGCTGGAAGTTCACCAAATACAGTGATGGGGCCATTGGCGGCGCAAGGGGTTACGCAGTTGAGTTTACAATCCAAGTATGCGAAACCATCGAAACCCGAATGAAGTACAGCGACCCCACTAGCTCAGTTGTTCCCGTCACAAACTGCGAGTCATGCGGATAGTCACTTATCAGGAGTTGGTAGGCATTGCCCTCAACGCCGTGGAAAGCCTAGTTGAAAAAGGCAAGGACGAATTGAGCGAACAAGGCCACGTTGCAACGGGCCGGGGTATCGCCTCACTAAAGGCAAAAGTTGTCGAAAGTGTCGGAGATACTTTGCGCATTGGCATAGAGGGCAACGATTACCTTTTAGATTTGGACACGGGAATACCAGCGAGTAAGGTAGACACAAGCGCGGCGGCTGAGGCAAGGTTATTGCAGTGGGCCAGGGTTGTAAAACCTGGGCTTTCTGAGTCGAACCTAAAGCGGTTCACATTTTTGACGCTCAATAAAGCCGCTGTACTTGGGTTCCCCCTGCCTGGATCGTTTGCCTTTTCCAATAATGGGAGGCGTACTGAGTGGATAAAGTTTGGGCTTGAGATGAATGCAGAAAGGATCATCGAAGAGCAGTTTAAAGTCTTTGAGCTTTTGGTAGAAAACTTTGACGAAATCTACCGGGAAGCCATTGAAGAAGCACGAAAAATAGCAGCATGACAAAGGTTCTGGTTTACGAAGTCGAGATCAAAGGCGTAAAAACGGCGGTAAATAGTCAAGAGGATTTGGCCAGAGCCATACGGGACACTACCAAAGCCCGTCAGGCTGAGAAGTTCAACACCGACGAATACAAGCGGCTTGGAAACCAGATCGCAGCACTCAAGACGATCCAGCAAGAGCAGAGGCAGGAAGAGCGCAACGCCATCAACCAATTTAAGCAAAATGCGGATCAGGGCAAGAATTCTTACCGGGCATTGAATGCGGAATTGGTACGGCTTCGTAACTCCTACAAAGACCTGACAGCGGAGGAAAGGCAAGGGGCTTTTGGAGCGCGTACCATCAAACGCATTCAGGAACTTGACCGGGAACTAAAAAGCATCGATGCCAACTTAGGCAACTTCCAACGCAATGTTGGTAACTACTCAAACTCATTCAACAAACTTGGAGACGCTTTAACCGGGGGGCTAGTTACCGGGGGCATTGTTGCCGTTGCCGCATTGGCAAAACAGGGATTACAAGAACTCTTTGAGTTAAACAAAGCCATTGCAGACATTCAGGCTAACGTAGTTAAAACAACGGGCCTAAGCTTCGACCAAGTTACCTCGCTTACTGAGGAATTAAAGAAGCTGGACACTCGCACAACCTTGGAAGAGTTGCTGAATATCTCCACCGTTGCGGGTCGTTTGGGTGTTGAGGGTGAAAAGGGCGTGTTTGAGTTCACTAAGGCAATTGACGTGCTCAACGTGGCCTTGGGTGATGATTTTGGGGGGAATGTAGAAGTTGTAACGGATCAAGTAGGCAAGCTTTCAAACGTCTTATTTGGGGCCACAACAGACGGGGAATTACTCGCAGAAAATTTGCTTTCGCTTGGCAACGGCTTGAATGTTTTGGCCGCAAATGGTGCAGCGTCAGCCAACGGGATCACCGATTTTGCAAGCCGAATAGCTGCGTTAGGCGTGCCTCTTGGGCTTACAGCAGGCGAAATCCTGGGCATATCCGCAAGCCTGGAAGAATTGGGAGTTACAGCAGAAAGGGGCGGCACCGCAACGGGGCGTATATTTCAGGCGCTTACTCAAGACTCAAAGAAATTTGCTAAAGAATTTGGGATCACTCCTAAGGTATTGAAGGATGCAGGGATTGAGGCTAAGTCATTCACCGACTTAGTAAATACCGACCTTGTGAAAGCTTTACAATTGGCATCAAGCCGGGCCGTAACACTATCCAAGGACAATGTTGATTTATCAAGCAAGCTAAAAGCCGTTGGGCTTACCGGGGCGGGTGAGCTTGAAACCTTCTTAAAGCTTGGCCAAGCCAACGAAAGGCTATCTGAAAATATCGGAGTTGCAAACAAAGCCCTTGAAAGTCAAGATTCTTTGTTGTCAGAAGCCGCCGCTAAAAATGAAAACCTTGCCGGGGCTTATGAACGTTTGATCAACGACATCCGAGAATTTTTTGTGTCCTCCGATGTTCAGGACTTCTTTTTGGCCTTGATCCAAGGCGCAAGGGATGCAGGTACAGGCATTCAGGAGCTAGGCGCAACCATCGCCCCGTTGGGCCAATCAATTGGTGATCTTGCGAAGGGTTTAAGTGGGGCGAGTAAAGAGTCAGACGGGTTGACCGCTGCTTTTGATTTGCTCAACAAGGCCGGGAAACTTGCACAAAAACCGTTTGAGTTTTTGGTTGCTACTGTGAACGGGCTGATTAAGGGCTTTACTTTTCTGGGAAATAAGGTCAACGACTTTTACAATGTCATCCTTGGCCCACTTGACCGAACCGAAAAGAAAACCAAGGCATCAGCAGAAAGCCTAAAAACATTCACCGACTTGGCCAACAAAGGCAAAGGTGATGTATTGCAATTTGGGGCTGGTACAGAACAAGCGGCAAAGGGTTTGGATAAATTGGCATCCAGTGCAGGCAAGGCCAAAAAAATAGTTGAGAGTTTCGCCAAAGATTCATTGTCATTCCTACGTAGTGAAGTTTCAAGGCTCGAAAAAGAGATTGATCAAGCAAGCCCCAAAGATCAACCCGCACTATTTGAGCGGCTGTTTTCCGCAAAAGGCCAACTGCAAAAAGCAGAGCAGGAACAAAAGAAACTGCTTGACAGCTTAACTGGATTCATCGGAGAGGCGCAAAAAATACAGGACGTTTCACAAAAGACTTTCCAACGCACCCAAACTGTAACCGAGGATGGGGTATTGAAGCAGGTGCAAGTATCTGAAAAGGGGCTAAAAGTCGTTGGGGAAAGCTTGCTTAATAGACTTGCCGGACTTGGAAAAGAAATTGGCGAAGGTGTGCAGCAATTCACCACCAGAACCAGGACAGATTTAGAGGTAAGTTTAGATGCTTTGCTTGAAGAGTTTGGAAACTTCTTTACCTCTGGTCGATTCTTTGACACGCTCACCGAAGCCGGGGCCGCAATATCGGGCATCGCCAGCGCGCGCAATGAGTCGGAGCTAAACGCTATTGAAGAACGCTACGCCAAAGAAATTGAGTTGGCGGGGGACAACACCAAGAAAAAGGAAAAGCTTGAAAAAGAGCTTGCAGCAGAGCAGGAACGTATCAGAAAGAAAGAGTTTGAGCAGCAAAAGCGGTTCAGGATTGCTTCTGCCTTGTCTTCGCTGGCATCCGGTGTTGTCAATATCTTGGCTACTCCTTCAACAATCCCTGACCCATTTGGCACTTTGTATAAGGCTGCCCAAATTGCATTTCTAACCTTTACCACAACTTCCCAAATCGCCCAAATCAGCGCACAAAAAGCCGCTAAAGGTATGATCATAAAAGGTCCAAGCCACTCACACGGGGGGACACCTGTACAAGTAGGCAACACCACCATTGAGGCCGAGGGCGGTGAATGGATGGGCGATGATGGCCAGGGAGGTACCGCGATAGTCAACAAGCACAACACCGGGCGCTACTACCCTATTTTAAAGCAACTCAGCGCGGTAAACTTCCCAGGCAAACGGATTGTATTATCTGCCATCAATGCCGACCGGGGCTATGGCGTTAAGTTTGAGCAAGGGGGATTGCTTGAGCCGAATTTCTCTAAAATGAATGTGGGTGTGTCGGGGGCCGCTGTAAGCATCGTTACAATAGATGCCAACTCGATCCAAAACATGGCCGCCGCCGTTGGAGTCGGAGCCAAACGAGGGGTTGAGGCTGGGCTAGTTGTAGCCAACCGGGAAAATGAAAGGATTGCACAGGCAGAACAAAAAAGCAAGATATGAGCTTCACGATAACAAGTCAACCAAGCGACACCGTACCACAGCCAAAGAGCAAGTACCTGGAATGGTTATTAGGCACAACTGTTTTTTTGAATAGCGCGGATGGATTCGCCACGTTCACGGTGACTTTTGTGGACGGGGCCGAAGCCGACGCACTGGAAGTTATTGCTGTAGATTCACTCTTTACCACCG